GATTACACTGTGGGTTCAGGTGTTATGGGTGCAGCGCATTATTAGCAACAACCTACTGCTATAGCTCCTGACTTTACAACATCTCAAGTAACAGCTCCACAAGCATCACAACTGGGTGTTTCTACAGACCAACTTAATGTTGTTGAAAGAGTTGCTGACCCTGAACTTAATAATATATATAAAAGATATAAAGAAGGTTTAGATGGTTATGATACATTTATATCTAATAGAAAAGATTATATAAATTCTAAAAAGAAAATATATACAGAAGAAGACCCTACAAAGCGTATTGTAGAAGTAGACCCAGTAAGTGGTGAAAGAACTGTGATACAAGAAGGGGTTGCTAAACCTACAACAGTAGCTCCTTCAGAGCTAGAAAAATTACTTGCTGCACAAGAGGTAGCAGTTGCTAATGGTGATACAAGGCAAGGAGTTATAATTCAAAAAAGAATAGATAAATTAACAGCACCTACTAAACCTCTTATAGAAGCAGGTGAAACAGCTTTTAGTAAAAAAGCAGGTGATACAAGATTTGAACAATTTAATAATGAAGTGTTAGATGTAGATAAAGGTTTAGCTGCATTTAATAAAACTAATAGAGCTTTAAAGCTTATAATTGAAGGAACGCCAATTTTAGGTCAATTATCAAAAGTTAAGCTAATGATAACCAAATTAAAAAATGAAGTGTTAGGAACAAATCCTACACAAGAAGATATAGACAAAATATCTGATAGTGAGTTATTATCATCAACATTAGGCTCTGATGTATTCCCATTAATTGGTGAGTTAGGTATTGGTGCTAGAGGTATTGATACACCAGCAGAAAGAGACTTTTTACAAGATGTATTTACAGGTCGCTTGACAATGAATAAAGAAACATTATCAAAACTTACTGCATTGAGAAATAAAAAAGCAATGGGAACTATTCATACTTATAACAAAGGAATAAAAAACAAGAGATATAAAGAGTATGAAGATGAAATGAAAACAACTTTAGAAGAAAAACCAGTCAACTTTAAACCACCTGTTATTATTGATGATGCTATGAACTTACAATATAAGTATGATTCAGGTAAGTTAGAAGATGATAATGGAAATATTATTGATGTTAATTTTTATGGTTCTGATAAAAATCCTACTATTATTGATACTCAAGGTAATATTTGGGAACAAGATGGTGATGATTTAAATATGGTAGGAGCGTATTAATGGCAAAATTAATAAGCAAAGGTGGTACTTCTTTAGTAGATGATGAAGAAATTACTCTTGAACCAATTACTGTTACACCTAAAAAGAAAAAAAATGGTGCTAAATTAATATCAAGAACCAAAAAAGAAAGTTTAGAACCTAAAAGAAATATTGCTAAAAAAAGAGGAATGGTTGAATCTACTGGTCGTAAATTAAGTTCTCTTGCAAGAGGTGCTACACCTGCATTAGTAGGGTCTGCACTAGGCTCTCCGCTTGGGGCGGTTGGTATGATTGCAGGTGGATTAGCTTTACCTGCTGCTGAAGGTATTGCAGTATTATTAAATAAACTAGGTATTGATGCAGGTTCTCCAACAGAAAAAGTACAAGCTGAATTAACTAAACTTGGATTTCCAGTTCCAGAAACTACAGGTGAAAGAGCTTTTGAGACAGCAGGTAGTTTTTTAGGTGTAGGTGCACCTCAAGTTAAAGCAGCTCAAATGCTTTCAAAAACTGCAACTACTCCATTTAGAAGGGGTGTAGCTACAGAGTTATCCAAACAACCTGTAAGGCAAACGGCATCAACATTACCAGCAGGTTTAGCTTCACAGTATGCTTACGAGCTAACTGACAGTCCAACAACAGCTATGTTAGCAGGTGTAGCTGGAGGTTCATCAGCTTTTTTAAAGTCACCAAAAACTCCACAAGTGCCTAAAGAGTCTTTAGAGAATGTAGCTAAAATGAGTTATACAGAAGCAGGTAAAAAAGGATTTAGAATTGACCCAGATAATTTTCAAAACAAAATGAAACAATTAACAAGTAGACAGGCTTTAAAAGGTTTTGCTGAAGATGTCCCAACTCAATTTCCAAAACTATATGCTGCTGTAAAAATGATAAAAGACAAAAAGAATCCAATAGATTTGGAAGAAATAAATGCTTTAAGGTCTACTATTAAAACAGCAAAAGGTTCAACTGATAAAGATGAAGCTAGATTAGCTTCTAAATTAATGGATAGCTTTGATGATTATATGTTAAATATAACATCTAAAGATATAGCAAAAACTTTATTAATTACTCCTAAAGGAGCAAGGGTAAAAGTTGGAAAGCCAGCAAAAGTTGTTAGAGAAGCTATAGAACTTAAAAAACAAGGTGATGTTGCTTATACTAAATTAAAAAAAGGTGAAATATTTGAAGATATATTAACAAAAGCACAAAGAGAACCTGCTACTGAATCTCAAACAATTATAAGAGAACTTAAAAAAATAACTGATAATCCAAATAAAATTAAGTTTTTTACTAAAGCAGAACAAAAAGTAATTAATCAAGCAGTAAAAACAAAAAACATAAGGAGAATATACTCTGTTATGGCAAAAATAGCTGCTCCTAGACTTAATCCACTTTTTGGTACTTTAGCAATTGGAAGTGGAATTTATGCTCCAGATATAGTTATTCCTGCCCTTCTTGGTGGAGCTGCTGCAAAGTCTAGGCTATCTACTTTAAGAGAAAGAGATTTAGAAGGAATTATAAATACAATAAGAAGTGGAGGTCAACCAAACCTAGCAACATCCCCAGCTAATATAAGCAGATTAAGAACAATTGCTAATCAAGGATTGCTAACAGAGGAAAATAAATAATGCCTGAAATTAACCCACAAGAATTTGGAAGAATGAAAGAACAGATAGAGCAATTACAAAAAAGCCAAGATGAACTTTCAAGAGACATGAAGGCAATGTTAGCACTAGCTAATCAATCTAAAGGTGGTTTTTGGGCAGGTATGGCAATCGCTGCATTTATATCTTCATTAGTAACTATACTGTTTAAACAATGGATAAATTAAGAAAATTATTAACAAAACCAATAGCTATTACATTTGCAATAATAGCAATACTACCTATTACACCTGTTGCACTTTGTTTACTATATGGATGGATTGACTAATGATACAAGCACTATTACCTTTAATTGGAAATGTTATTGATAAAGTAGTTCCTGATAAGAACGCTAACGCAAAAGCAAAGAGAGAGATAGAGAAGTCTCTTACTGATAACGCTAACAAAATATTACTATCACAAACAGAAATAAATAAAGTAGAAGCAGCTCATCAAAATTTATTTGTTGCTGGATGGAGACCTGCTATTGGATGGTCATGTGCATTAGGAGTCTTTTGGTTATTTATTGGTCATCCTTTGGCTACATGGATAGACCATTTAGATGGAACAGCACAAACATTACCAACCATAGATTCAGAGATATTACTTGAGCTTGTATTTGCTATGCTTGGAATTGCAGGATTAAGGACACTGGAAAAGATAAAAGGTCTAACTAAATGATAAAAGCATCACCTCATTTTACTATAGAAGAATTAACTTTTAGCGAGACAGCAACAAGAAAAGATATAGATAACACACCATCTCAAGAAGTGTTAGATAATCTATTAATAACAGCATGGAGCATGGAAAATGTTAGAGAACTACTTAATAATAACCCTATACATATTAGCAGTGGCTATCGTTGTTTGGAGCTTAATACATTACTCGGTTCTAAACCAACTTCGGCTCACATTAAAGGGTTGGCTGTTGACTTTACTTGCCCAAAGTTCGGTGACCCTCATGACATTGTGGATGCTATTTTTAAGTCTGATATTCAGTATGACCAGATTATTTTGGAGTTTGATAAATGGGTTCATTTGGCTTTTCCAGAAAATGGAAAGAGTGCTAGGAAAAAAGCGTTAATCATTAACAAGAAAGGAACAATGATTTACTCACAATAATGGATATACAACTTATAGCGTTGCATATGATGGATAAAACTATAAATGATATTGATATTGTTTATGGTGAAAATACAATGACTATATTTTTAAATGATGGCTCTAGTGTGGAAATGATTGTAGACTCTATACACCTTAATGCTACCGAATATGACTCTTAAATACTTTGTCCTGACCTCTCCAGAAGCTCGTGGTGAGCTTTAAATAAATTGGTTAAGGGGTAACCCTACCTGTTTTAAATCTTTTATATTATTAATAGGGTTTAATAATCTATTTTCTATTTCATATAAATCTGATTTAGTTTTAAATGTTGTTCCGTCATATCTATATCTTATATCCCCTTCTTTATATAGCTTTGCTTTTTTTTTAAAATTTTCTTTATCTATCCACCCACATAATGTAAGCTCATGATTGTGCTTATGATAGCTACAAAATAAATAAATATCTGAATTATTTTTTAATTGCATTGCTACTAAATTATTAACATAGTTTAATTGTGGATATACAGTTCTTCCCATAGTTTTAATATCAACATTCTTATTATTTAATTGAATATCAAACCCACCATCATATCCTTCAGAGTTCATAAAAGGTAAATCAAGAGCATTGCATATTGTATTCTCTCCTAATATTCCTATTAACTGCTCCTCTTGACTGCCATCAGCATAACCTCGCTTCCCTAAATTAGTTTCTTGATTATGTTTGATTGACCTTGAAACAATGTCTTTATTTAGTTTTAAGTTAAGCATATATCCTTCTTCCTACAATAGTTAATAAGTTATCTATTGCTAATCCTAAATCTCTTTCATAATACATAGGCTTTTTACCACCAAGAAACCGATAGTTAATAGCAGTTCTTTGTGCTTTAGGAAGTCCATCTATTACAGCATCTACAATCTTTATGTTCTCCATATCAGATTTAGATACCATGTCCTCAAATACTTCTGATGTAGACTCACCTCCTGTAAAGAAATAAGATGACTTGCTAGGGTAACCAAGTCTGTGGCTATCTTTTTTCATCCATCTCGCCCAATCATCTAGTATATCCATGAGCCTAGCAATCCTCACTTTTTACTTAACCCACCCAGTATTGTTCCCCAGTTACTTGCTTTCCTTGTCTGCTGTGGGGTCATAGCTTTTGGCATTACAAATCCATAATCTTTACTTAATCTATCTAAAGCTCCTGCATGAACTCCTGCATAATCAGCAACTCTTTTTCTACTAGCATCAGGATTCTTTGCTATAAATTCTTTAGCTCTTGTTGCAAACTCTTTGTATTTTTCTTGTGTATATTGTGCCATATATTTCCTATGTAAAAATGTTGTCAATTACTATTGCTATTATTAAAACTAAAGCTATAACTATTGCTACCATATTAATCTCCTTAACTAATATCTACTTCTCTACATACCCATTTGTTATTCTTCTTATGCCACCCTTGAACAAGTAGCACCCAATTTGCCTCTCTTAAATGGTGAATAGCATCACTATCCTCCATCTTCTTTACCCTTGCACTAATGTTACTGTAGCTAGTAACTTGGATTCCTACTGTGTTGCCTTTTGTATCTACTGCTAGTAAATCTATTATCCCAAACAAGTCTTGCCGTATCTTGGCAAATGCGTTCCATCTCTCTACGATAGCGACTAAAGGGTAATCACCACTATCCCGTAGCTTCTTCAGAGTCC